GCGAAGGCACTTGGTATAACGACACTTCAAGACAATGTACAAAGTCACCATGGCAAGAGTGCTGCGGAGGTTGTGGTTACGATGTAGACTGCGAGAATTGCAACGGAACAGGTTTAATTGAAATCGAAGAAGAAGAAGATGAAGAACTATAAATTGACATCCAAAAAAGAGCTTGATACTTTGGCAATGCAAAAGCATCCTGTCGAACTTGACGCATCTGGCTACGACAAAAACAATCTAATCAGACAGGTATTCATCAACGGATATCTGCTAGGAATGAAAGCAATCATCGAACTAAACTAAACACCATGAAACAAATCACATTCAATATCAAGTACAAAGGCGTTAACATTACAGGCAGCGCATACGTTGACGGTAACACCGTTGAAATAGAAGAAATGGACATCGACTCAGTTTCATTACTCGGAATATGCGACAACAACTCGTTAAGCACGATTGAACAACTCATCATTGAAGATGCCAATTCACAGGACGTTGAGCGCGTAACCGATAGAATGAACGGCCGCCATGATTAAGCACTTAGAACCATCGCAAACGGCCATGCTGCAATACGAATATAGCAACGCGAGAAAGATGCAAGAGCAAGGATACGGGCAGCATTCGTTTGAAGAAGAACCAGCAAAACCGAAACTGCTAAAAGAGTGTTACGAACTTGTTACACGCTACGGTAATTACGACAGGGGATTGATGTACAAGTATCACTTTGTAAGATTCAGCCAAATAATGAAGCTGAACACTACTGACAGAAGAGTAATGGAAGTTGCTAAGAATCTTAATCGCGCAAGTGTTGAACAGTTGATACAAATTAAAGCGGTTTTGTCCGTTTGTTGACATAAAAAAATGATGCTAAGTATTATTTTCAAGACATGAAAGCAAAGGTAAAAAGGCATAAACCAACGGGCGCGTTAGTATGGTTTCCAAACGATGGAATGAGCGGTGTAATTGTGCAAGCTGCTCACCCGTGGAAACTTGGAATGGTCTCATCTCATTGGGATTTTGACGACCTAGAAACGACAGAATTTGAAACCGAAATCAAACTAAAACGAAAAGAGAAATGAAAGAACTAATCAAAGCGGTAAACAACGTTATGTCAATCGTTGAGAATGTTGACAAATCAATGACAATCGGAAGCGGTCAGAACAGCTATAAGGGCGTTTCGGACAAGGACGTAAAGTTGTTATTCAACAAAGCAATGCGAGATAATGGCCTTGCGATATTCGTTACTGAAATCAAACCAACAACAACCGTTGACCGTTGGGAGGAATCAACCAATTACGGTGTGAAACAAAAGCAAAGCGTATTTACTGAGGTTCTTGTAACATATCAACTTCACCACGTTAGCGGGGATTCTATTCAATTGCAAGGTTACGGACACGGCATTGATACTCAGGACAAAGCTGCTGGTAAGGCAACTACATACGCATTGAAGTACACGCTACTTTATAACTTCTTGGTTGCGACAGGACACATTGACGATACTGATGCTACTCATTCAGATTCAATGCCAACGCCAAAAAAGCAAACTGCACCAGTTCAAAAGCAAACTGCACCACCTACGCCAAAAGCTGAACGCATTATAGTAACCGAAGGCGATGAGAACTTTATGAAGATAGTTCAAGGCGTTGCAAGCGGTAAGGCTACGTTGAAACAAGCGTTGGACAAGTTCAACATCTCTGAGCAAGTTGAAGCCAGCATAAAGGAGAAGATACAAGCATTAGCTGAAATTGTTTAAGACCATGAAAAAAGCACTTTATACAATCGAACAGGAATATATCGAACTTGCTGAGAAATTGGAGCAAGGCGAGGTTACGCAAGAACTTGAAACGGCTTTGGCAATAACCGAAAGTCAACTGCAAACCAAGGCCATTGGATACGGGTTCATCATTCGGGAATCGGAAGGCAACATTGCAATGATTGACGAAGAGATTAAACGACTTCAAGCATTGAAGAAATCCGAACAGTCAAAGGTTGACAGACTAAAGGCGGCAATTTCAAACGCAATGGAATTATTCGGAATAACAGAAGTTAAGACACCTACTCTAAAGCTATCATTCAGACGGTCAGAGCGCGTTAAATCAGACCCGTTCTACGATGCTTTGCCTGATGAATTGGTAACTGTAATACCTGAACAGCGCAAGCCTGATCTTACTGCAATTAAGAACGTGCTGAAATCAGGGCATGAAGTGAAAGGCTTTTGGATTGAAGAGTGTAATAACTTGCAGATCAAATGACAGACCCTTCAGAGCAAGTCAAAGGCTGAACGCGAATATGAAATTAGAGCAATGCACAAATGAAAATACTTAATCTTTATGCTGGAATTGGAGGCAACCGTAAACTATGGGGTGATGAACACGAAATTACAGCGGTTGAGTTTGATGAAAAAAGAGCAGCCACATATCAAGAACGATTCCCTAAAGATACTGTAATAGTTGCAGATGCTCATCAATACTTACTTGACCATTACAAGGAGTTTGATTTTATTTGGAGTTCTCCACCTTGCCAAAGCCATTCGACAACCAATCATTTTTTAAACGCTCAAGGTGTTATTCGCTATCCAGACATGAAACTTTGGCAAGAGATTATATTCCTCAAACATTTTTGTACTGCAAAATGGTGCGTTGAAAATGTTAAGCCCTACTATGGGGAAATATTGAACCCAAAGCAAATAGGGAGACATTTTTTATGGTCTAACTTTATGATTCCTTCTATACCACAACCAAAGGACAGCATTGGAAGAATGAATGGTAATAGACAAACTGCAAGTAAAAAAACAGTTGAAGAGCGAAACGAGGTCAACGCTGAGCTTGGATTGCATATTTTGAATACTGCATTTGGGATAATAACCAAAACAAACACAACCCAAATTGAACTATTCAAATGACAGACCCGTCCGACCAAATAACTAAGCTGAACGAGTACGTCAATAAGTACTACAATTGCAACCGTCAGGACGGCAATGAGCTATCGCTATACCTCCAGAAGATAACAGGGCTATTGTACTACCTAGAAAGCGTCAGAAGCGATGTACACGACCTTTACGAGAATGAAGTACATGATCTGGTCAAAGGCGGTGCAAGCGTAGCACGTGCGATAAACGAGGCGAATGTGAAATACCCTATGATGTACCAGCTACGTAGGCAAATGGACGGGGCGTACAGGGTAGCCGATGCTATCAGAACCAACATTTCTTACTTAAAATCTGAGAGGCAAACAAGTCAATAGCTTATTTAGAATCGTTCTAAATTAGGGCATTGCATGAAAATAATTGTCTAAACATTTGGACGGTAACAGATAAGCGTTGTATATTCGTGCTATCAAATTAATCAAACAACAAAACTACCAAGTCATGTCAAGAGAGGATAAAGTGTTCAGAGCAATTGAAGCAATTACCGGAAAGCATATTGTATCTGTTAACGAGGAGTCGAAAAAGTATTGTTTCAAATGCTTTGACGGCAGCGTTAAGGTCATCGACAAAGAGTTTGTAAACGACTTCGCAAACATCGGATAAATAGAAACTTGGTAGTCGGGGGCGATAACTTCAAACCCGTTACCACAAAACAAACCAAATGACAGAATGGCTACGCGCAAACTTCGACTACCTATCATTGAACGGTATCGAAAAGCAATTGAAAATACCACACGGAACGCTATCTAAGGCCGTTAACGGTTCAAGGACATTGCCTAAGAAGTGGATACCCGTACTTGAAAAACTCAGAAAAGAACTAAGCAGATGAAACACTCAATTGATTTAACAGACCTTATGCCACGCGCAAAGGATAGCAAAGACACCGAAGTGCGTAACCTAGCGCAGAAGATTGCTTCAACGCTGAAGATAGGACGCTCGGAAGTTATGCCAGTCTCTAAGATTGAACTAGGGCTACTTATTCGCTCACTCGGTCAAGGATACGCATCGAAGAAAGGCGAGGCCAATTGGAGCTTCGCAATCCACTACAATCACAATCATGTAATATTAACAACACCAATAACCAACGTACAATGACACCTTACTATTTAGTGCTTCAGAACATGGTATTAGCCAACGGCAAAATGATGCTGCGAAAAGATGACAAGCTAACGCCAATCCCGCAACATAGAGGATATGACGCTTTCGGAAAAGACGCAAGAAACCTATTCTGGACAGATGATTTTCTTGACAAACATCCGAGGTTATTCAGAAGGGTAAATGCAGATTAGTACAATGAAAGACAGTTTAACAGAGAAACAAACAATAGGTTAGCGGTATGGAAGCAAAAGATAAAATAGATATTCAAGAGTTTGAAAACTCGCTATTAAATTCAATTGAAGATATTTCTTTAAAAGAGAAAGTTGAATTAATAAACTCAATAAGGGAAATAATACACAATGTGTCTCCTTTTAAAAACGAGCCTGTTGATTATGTAAAATGGGTTTGGAATGAGTCTATTGTGGCAAATGACTACAACCCAAATAAAGTAGCACCTCCAGAAATGGAGCTATTGGAGGTTTCAATCATGAACGATGGATACACTCAGCCAATTGTTACGTGGCAAAACGAAGAAAAAGACAAGATTGAGGTTATTGATGGATTTCACAGAAACAGAGTTGGTAAAGAAAGCAAAATAGTAAACCAGCGTATTCAAGGGTATTTGCCAACTGTGGTAATAAGAAAAGAACAATCTGGGAAAAACGACCGTATAGCATCAACTATTAGGCACAATAGAGCAAGAGGTAAACATCAGGTTGATGCTATGTCTGAAATTGTAATAGAGTTAAAAAACAGAAATTGGACTAACTCTAGAATATCAAAGCAACTAGGAATGGACGAGGAAGAAGTTTTGAGATTGTGTCAAATATCTGGACTTGAACATCTTTTTTCAGATAGGGATTTCAGTAGAGCTTGGATTTCAGATGAATCAAACGAGAAGTACATACCCGTACACGATAAGCTTTTGCCTTTTGAAATTGAGCAGTATCGTGCTGGAAACACAAACGACAAGAACAGAATATTTCACACATACGATAAGTGGGAGTGCTACCCTTCTGGATTCTATGAAAGCAAACACCCTACAAAGTCTAATGAGGAATGCGCTAAAGAGTTTGTTGAAATACTTTCAGATCAAGAATTATTTGCTTCAATATTGGAAAGGGTCATAGTTGAATGGAAACATTCATGTGAACACTACCTTACTAATAAATCAATGAATAGAATAGCTTGGTTGGGTCAAGCGGCAGTTTGTCTGCACTCTGGAATACCATCAAGATATTCTGGTTCTTGGTTCGATATGAGTAAAGAAAGCCGTTCTGATGCTAATGAAACTGCATTGACATATCTTAATAAGTGGCTTTTATTGAATGGTAGAAGTGAGGTTACAATGCATGAAGCGTTAAACATTGGTAGGCAAATAGAACTATATTGATATGAGCAAGAAAAAAGAGTTGAAAATATCCGTTTTGGAAGCATCAAAAGATAGAATTTCAAGAACGTTTGATGACTTTGATAGAATATACATAAGCTTTAGTGGAGGAAAAGATTCATCTGTAATGACGCATCTAGTTTTGGAAGAAGCGAGAAAGCGCAATAGAGTCGTTGGGCTTCTTATAATTGACTTAGAAGCACAGTATGGAGCAACAATATCCCACATTACAGAAATGATTGAAACATATAAGGACGTTATTGACCTTCATTGGTTTTGCGGTGAGTTGCTTTTGAGAAATGCTGTAAGTGACTTTGAGCCAAAATGGGTATGTTGGGACGAGTCAAAAAAAGAAATTTGGGTAAGACAAAAACCCAAGCTAGCTTCTGACCTTTCGCAATACGATTTTTATGTTCCTAAAATGGAATTTGAAGAGCTGATGGTATTGTTCGGTGAGTGGTATTCGCGTGGTAAAATGTGTGCTGGATTCATAGGAATACGATCAGACGAAAGTTTACATCGTTACAGAGCAATAACGTCTAATAAAAACGGAATGATGCACAAGGATTATAAGTGGACTACCAAGCTGAACAAGACTCTTTTCAATGTTTATCCAATTTACGATTGGAGAACAGAGGATATTTGGATTTTTCACTTAAAACACCCAAACCTGTCATACAATAAGATTTACGACATGATGACACGGGCTGGTGTTAAATTCAGTGACCAACGTCTTTGTCAGCCATACGGAGATGACCAAAAGAAAGGGCTTTGGTTGTACCACATTCTTGAGCCTGATACGTGGTATAAACTTATTAAGCGCGTTAGCGGTGTTAATTCTGGCGCGTTGTACGTTAGTGAGCGCGGCTCAATGACTGGAAGTCATTACATTGATAAGCCAGATGGACACACTTGGGAATCATACACAAATTTTCTTCTTAAATCACTTCCTAAAAAAACTCAAAACAACTAAAGATAGGTTTGAGAAATTTATAGCTGGTTGGATTCAACGCGGATACAATTCAATACCAGATGAAGCTCCTCATTCATTGGAGGTTAAATGCTGGGCTCCGTCTTGGAAAAGAATGGCGCGTTGCATATTGCGTAACGATTACTATTGCAAGGGTCTTGGTCAAACTCAGCCTATTTCAGAGGCGTATGAAAAATACAAGTCAATAAAACAAAAAAGAAAACTAGAAAACCAAATTAAATGAACACACCAACGGTAACACAATTGTTAAATCTACTCGATAAGCCAGCTCTTATCAAGTGGGCTAACAAAATAGGACTTCAAGGAATATCACTTGACGAACATAATGCTGCATCTAAAACAAAAGGCAATTCATACCACGATCAAGTTGAGGCTATGATTAAGTACAATAAGGAAATAGAAGACCCTGTTTTAAGAGAAAATTATCATAGGTTCTTTGATGGTTTTGAAATACTTGAATCGGAAAAAAAAGTAGAGTGCGAGTATTGGAATGGTAGATACGACATTAAGTTTTCAAAAAATGGATTTACTTATTTATGTGATTTCAAAAGCAATGTAAAAAATGTCTATCTTGAGAACAAATTGCAATTGATAGCGTATTCTGAAATTGAAAGTGTTGACTACATAGGAATTATAAGCCTACCTGATTTCAAATACTATCCAGTTGAAATAAAGAACAGAACACCATTTACTGGCATATTAAAGGCGTTAAGCCACATTCATAAGTGCAAACAACAAATAGGATATAACTAAACAAACATGAGCCAAAACATCAAAGGAACACTTGAAGCAATCTTCGAGGTTCAAATCTTCGCATCAGGATTCCAAAAGCGCGAATTTCTAATCAAGACACAGGAGCAATTTCCTCAGATAATCAAACTGGAATTGACAAAAGACAAATGCGCTATCCTTGACGCTTTCAAACAAGGGCAACAAGTGAGCGTTGATTTCAACTTACGTGGCAGCGAGTACAACGGTAAGCACTACGTTAACCTTACAGCGTGGAGAGTATCTGCTAACTCTGAAGATGGCGTTGCTAATACGGCTACGGAGGCGCGTGTTAACGCTATTCCTCAAAGCGTTGACGATATAGATAGCCAAGACTTACCCTTCTAAGATACAATGTTATGAATCAAACAGACAACCAACGCAACAGAATCAAAGCCATACTTGAAGATGGTAGGTCAATCAATCCTTTGGATGCTTTCAAGGACGTTGGCACGATGAAGTTATCGACCCGCGTTTCAGAACTCATCAAAGAAGGTTATCCAGTCAAAAAGGAATGGATGAACGTTACAAACAGGTTCGGTGAAACGGTTAAAGTGATGCGGTATTCTAAAGGATAATTTGTATATTGCAGCATCAATCGTGGTTGCAGCACGATGAACTTAAACGAAATTACAACCCACGGGGGATTCGCTGCAACCGATGAACCCGATGGGTTTTTTTATTGCCAAAAAATGGGAAAAGACCCAGCTTTTTTATTCTACTCTAAAGATTTTCTAACAGGTGTTTCGGATTTGACTTTCGAGGAAAGAGGTCAATACATAACGTTACTAGCTATTCAGCACCAAAAAGGAACGCTGACTAAGAAAGTAATTGATATTACAGTCCCAAATGTAAGTGATGATGTTATTGCAAAGTTTGTGGTTGACAAAGATGGAAATTACTACAATGAAAGACTAAGATTGGAAGCTAAAAAAAGAAAAGACCACTCTGAAAAACAAAAGGAAAGGGCTATAAAAGGATGGGAAAAGAGAAAAAGCCAAACGGATGCCACGGCATTAACCACGGCAGATGCCACGGCATTGCCTTTAGTAAATGGAGATGTAAATGAAGATGTAAATACTAATTCATTAAATAAGGTGTATTTTCAAAATTCAGAACTTAACGATGTTTTTGAACGGTGGCTAAAGATGCTTGACGAAAGGCAAAAGCCTATGACACGTTCTAGCATTGAAGCACTCCAGATGAAATTGAACCGACAGAGTGCTGAATATTCCATTAAGCAAATAGAACAATCACTTGAGAAGAATTGGCTAAACTTAAGACCTATTGAAATAACAGACGCAAAGGAGGAAACCAAAGAGGAAGAGGAAGCGCGTATTTTCATGCAGTCAATCAAAGATTACAACACGCATAAAACACTCTACGGAGAGGAATCCGCTAACGAAAAATTCAAATTCACAGATAATGTACAACCTGATCAGCACAATAACAGACTTACCTAAACTGGTAGGATGCCATGATTTCCCAAACAGCCCACAAGGGATGCAATTGATTAAGCTAATAAGCGATTTTATTAACGAGGAATACCGTTATAGCGGAGCGCAAGTAACAGAGGCGTTTAAAATGGCCGTCAAACGAGAATTGTATCTTGATGGTCGGAGGGTTGACCCTTCAACATTCGGTCAACATTTGAGCGTTAACGTAGTTGGTCAAGTGCTTACGGCATACAAGGAAGCTAAAAGAGATTCAAACGCAAGACCAAGCGGTTACAATGCAAGGCAATTACCAGCGCACGAAACTAAGCCGATAACTCCAGCAGAAGCGCACGACCTGATATTGAAATGGTGTAAAGAAGACGGTGAACTTCCTGAGATAGCACCTTACGGAACAGCTTACAAATACCTTTTTGAAAACGGTTTGGTATCTGAGGCAACGGATGACAAGGTAGATAACAGGCGTGCTTTGTTGTTAGGTAAAAATTATACGATTTCAGTCAATAGCAAAAGACAGATCGCGGAAAAATGGTACACTAAAAACGTTCTATCATGAAAGAGATTATTGAAAAAGTATGTTCGCTGAATGGTTTAACTTTGGAGGACATACGCAAGAACAGCAAGAAACAAGAGGTGTTGGAAGTTAGGCAGTTTGCAAGCTGGTTAGCATACCAAAAGCACAAGAACGAAAAAAAGGTATCGCAAAGGATAGGCGAGATTGTAAACCGTTCAAGATGTGGAACGATATGGTCAATCAATCGCGTACAGGATAGACTTGATTACGGGGATGCTATCACGTCAAAGATGCTTGATGCTTGCGTTAGAACGGGTTTATACGATAGCAAATGAATCAATCAACCAAGACCATCAAAGGCATATCAAAAGGCAAGCGTAAGGCATTGCAGATAGTTGAATTACTGAAAGCCGAAGGAATCGAGGCAATAACAGAACACCGTTTTGCGGCTGAACTGGTAGGCGGTACTGTCAAGGGATTACGGCAACGGCTAAAAGATGCCAACTTGAAGGATTGGCGTTTCGACATTGCCATACTTGAACATAAGATTGCAATAGAGTTGGATGGGGCGGTATTCACTTCTGGCCGACATTCAAGAGGGTTAGGCGTAATCTCAGACATGGACAAGATAAACGCTGCAACTGTAAACGGATGGAACGTTCTGAGATTCACGCACACGCACCACAAGCATAGCGAGATTGTTAAAATGGTCAAATGTCTTACAGATGACATTACCAACGGAACGAACGAACTAGATTAGCGGAATAACGAACGGAATGAGAACAGAATCAAATAATAAACTGACAAACCCCGATAAAAAGTCAAGCAATAAACTGACTAAAGGTGATTTGATTATTTGCGAAACTTGCGAAGAACCTTGCTGGGAGTTTCTTGGCAAGATAGACGACACTGGGTTTAATCGTTACAAGCGTTTAGAGTGTGGTTGTGATTACGAACAAATTAGGCTGTATGGAACTCGCCTTGAGTGGCGCGAGTAATTCAGTTAGAAACATAAAACAAATGAGAATCAAAGCACAAAATAATGACGAACAAGTGTCAGGCGAATACGCAGGCTTCTACGACTTCTGCGATGAGATGGGATGGGAACGGTTCACGCCTGCCAACGCAGATTTCATTCACTTAGGCTGGCGCGTTTCAATCGAACACGAAATTGGTGAGAATGTTTGGCTGCCGTATAACCGACCTGAGTTACAATCTTCGCCACAAAGGATAGCTAAGATGAAACATAGGTACACGGATAGCCTACGACCGTTTAACAAAGCGTGTAAGGGTTGTCAATACATTGATGGCAATACTTGCCTGATTGGAGACTTTAAAGTAAAACAGAACGGAGGCTGCATTAAATTCACAGAGAGATGAACTTACTAAAAGCATACATTCTATTCTGCATACTTTGCCCAGTGTTCAACATCGAGCAAGAAGAACAAATTGAACAAGAGATTGAAGAGGTCGCGTTTTGGTGCGATTGCGGGGCTGCTATTCGATGGGATAAGGTAATGCTGAGTGATGGATGACAACGGTTTGGCGGTTGGCGCAGTGCGAATTATTAACGATAAATTTAATTAGAATGAGTAAAAGATGTGAACTGCAAAAAGAATACTACCAAGCTAAAGGGAACTATAAAGGTAAAGGGAAGTACTCAGATGAATACGTAAGTTGGTTAGAAAACGAGGTGTTAGCATTGCGCCAACCGCTTGTTATAAGTTCGGTTTGCGATTGTGAAGCACATACTTTTTATGAATGGGAAAAAGATGAAAATAAATGTAGCCAATGTAATAAACGCATATACAAGCAAACTGACTTATAACAGTTTGGCTATGATGAGTAGCCCGAAAACAAAATTTACTATTAACCTGATGCCTTCAATGGGCTATTCATTATAGCTGTTGTTGTAGCATTGTAAAGCGAACGGAATGAAAGACACTTGGATAAAAATAAGCGATAGACTGCCTGAATATACGGGTGAATATTTAGTGGCTTA